CAGAAATTTTATTTATGCAGGTATTGTTTCGTGTTAAACCAGCGAAACAGGTCTGGCAAGCCATTAAATTGCCAGTGACAGTCTACACTTAAAACCCAGACATCGAGTTAGTTTCTCATTAAAAAGACTAGTGTCCCAGCCTTAACCTGGTGGCCCCGAATGGGGTCTTGCGCATGAATATGCGCCAAGAGTGGCACTCAGACATAAAAAGCCCGCTTAAGTATAGCGTTTTTAAACTTACTAGCGTTCATAGTGCGTGACATTGAAGAAAACAATGTTTAAATAAATTGAGGAATCACACCGTTTAAATGTGACGTAGTCTAAGTATAGGACAGAAGAGTCCCCTGAAAGCGTACATTCTATGTGAGTGGTTGGGTCAGTGACCCTAGGTGTAGCCACGAGAGTATACACATACACCGTGCTTCTAACTAATACACAGGGAAGCGTAATGTCCCTGAGATTTAAAGCTGTAATTGACAGCATTCATTGAGTTAAGCTTGCTTCTCATTGAGATTAATTAACGGATATGCACATATATCAGGAGGATATTCCAAATGTGCACTTTCGCCACGTATTCGAGACGTGGTAAAACTAGGAAACGCAGCAATGTGGGTCCGCACTTGATAAAGCTCACTAGCAGGCGATCGAAAGATTGGGGTACGTATAGCTCTAGATTTGTTTCTATTTGAGCGCGTATCGTTCTCGATTGGTCTAACCTGTGCATGGAGGACGCCAATTTAATGTCCATTGAATACCGTCCGTAGAAGTGCCTGATTAAAGTCACTTTAAGTGACCCAAAGGTGGTGTGCTGCAGTTGAACGATTTATTTCAGCAGGACATTCTGCTCGAAATGATCTTCAACTCATCGTGTTTAGTGTTTTTAACAATTTAGCATTATGAGTAGAGGATTATCTAGAGTTCAGGAAAACCAAAAACGTAAATTGACAGAGCAGGGTTGCGTTGCCTCCACGGGGGTATGTTACTGCTCTACAAGGTGTACTTTGAGCAAACAAGGAGTACTCACATCGAGAGATGTAAGTGATTGTAAGAAAAAGGGGCGGCAAACACGAAAGAAAAAGTTGCATTTTGAAGTGAAAATGTCTTTAGAGGTTGTAACCATAATTGTTTTTGCTTTATTGTTTGGATTTGATATTTGGACAGAAGCCCCTCTATCCACCACTTTGAGACATGTGAGTTTGTTTTGTTTTTTGTGGGGGATAATGTTTTCAGTGATTCACATGTGCATAAAGATTGTAAATTCCTTCGGCAGACCATTATTAGAACCACAGTCCGATGTGGCTAAGTTTGATCCATATTTGAAGGAAGCCGTTCAGGTATGGTGCCTCTTCGAGAGTTTGCGGGACGCAAGATCGAAGAGAGGCATGATAGCGGCGGTTACCCAGTATTTGCAAGCACATGTCCCCAACTCTTTACCTTTGTACATGTATCGCAAGGCCATGGGAATGAACACTATCTTCGATTGGACGAGCTTGGAAGGTCAGAGCAGCATTAGAGAATTATTAAGTGCAGCCTTTGGTGAAGCTGATATTTTTTCTGACAGTAATGAGGAGCTCATTTTAGAAGTTCAGGATGACGATGGAAGTGAAAAGAAAGTTCCATGGCACGTGATTGTTGATAAAGCTTTTACAGATTGGAAGAATTTCAGACATTCCCCACTGGCGGTTAAGTTTACCAACTTGATCAATGTCATCGTGACATGTGGAATGTGTTCTACAGCTGATTTAACATTCCGTGTGGGAGCTGTCCCTGTTTTTACTCCGATGGTATTAAAGAGACAATTGGCAGCCACTGATGTTTTTGACGCTTTTTATGAAGCCATATCTGGATTTATGAAGGGCGGTTGGAGAGCTTTTAAAACAGGCGAAATTTCAGCTTTTTTCTTTGAGGATGACAAATTGTCCGATTTTGATGAAGCTTATAACGAGATTAGGTCTGTCCACGGATATGCTATTTCAGGAAACTTGCGAGAATATACAGATTTCGACGACAATGATTACGATGCAAGATTACGGAAAGCAGTGGAATTGGGAGAGGATCTACTGCGATCGGTTCCCAAGCATCAAACGTTTGAACGGAAATACGTAAGTGATCGTTTGGATAAAGTTCGGGATTGTATGGTGGAGTTCACACAGCTGCGTACGCGTGGAGGTTTGAGAATTGCCCCTTTTGCGATCAGTTTGTTTGGTCAATCAGGTTGTGGAAAGTCTTCTTTGACGAATCTCACTATAAATGCAGGGTTGCTGTATAACGGATTGAGCGCAGATAAAGATCGCATAGCAACATGGGCTGACAATGACAAGTACGCGTCATCAATCCGCTCTCACATTAATGCTATTATTTTTGACGATTTCGCCAACACGAAAGAGAAGTTCATGGATTTTTCTCCAGCTTACAGACTGATACAGGTTATTAACAACATACGTTATTTGGCTCCCATGGCCGATGTCTTTTTGAAAGGCAAGGTTTCATTGAATCCATATTTTTGTGTTGTGTCTACCAATGTTGAAGATCTTAAAGCAGCGCAGTATTCCAATGAACCAGAGTCAGTCTTGAGGCGCTTGTACCATGTGAAAGTGGTTCCTAAGTCGCGGTTTTGCACTAATGGGATTTTATCTAAGGACAAGATAGTGGCTGAATTTGGGCACGTACCTTGCCCAGACGTTTGGGATCTTACTATACGCGCATATGTTGCTCAGAATCAGAGACATGTAGATTTGGATGCTATGGTACCGGTAAAGTTCGAAGGCCGGACAATGGAAAATGTGTCAGTGTTTGATTACTTGCGTTGGGTTCAGGTTACATCGAAGAAGCATTTCAACGAAGAGGACGCTTATCTGGCAAACCAGTCTGGATTGCCAGATCCTTGTGCCGTCTCTGGATTGTATTACCAAGCTCAGTCTGTGAAACGACAGAAGCTGGAGACACAAAATGGATATGTAGATTGGGCTCAAGCACAAGCACATGCCAAAGCTGCAAGAATTAGGGAATATGTGTCAACGATTTCTATTTCGACAGTTCTGAAGTTTGAGCGAATGATGGCCACAGTTTCTTCTATAGACATTGTTCCAGAGTGGTTGATGACTCATCCACGTGTTTTGGCTTTCTTTCTAGTATTATGGCGCCCAGACTATTTTTGTACTTTAATAATGGGTTGCGCTGGCATAACATCCATTTTTGTGTTTTTTGCTACAATCGGATGTGATTATCTCTACTTGTTAATTGGATGCTGGTTTTTGGTTTGCTATCTTTATGTGTGTTGTACCACAAAGATTTACCTATTACTTGTAAAAGAGCGGATTTTGGATTCGAGAAATGTAGTAATTGAGTATTTGAGAGGATGGCAAGTCAGATATGCTTTGATAGGAATTGGTGCGTTGATGTTAATATTGGCAGTGCTACGAGCCCGAAAAAAAGAGTTCGAGTCGCACGATGCTTTGTCACCTGTTTCGATGGATGAGATTGCAGAGCGAAATGCGGCAGTGAACCCGTGGCTGATGGTCGAATCACACCCTCTTCCAATGTCGGAACCGTCGAAAACCACATCTAGTTCTGATTTAGCGAGAGCCATGACAACGAATTTAATAGGTTTGGTTTCTTCTGAGAGCAAATCAACACTTGGATTTTATGTGACGTCTAACGTTTTGGCACTTCCAAGACATTATGTGGATTCGCATGGTGGTGATTTTCAAGTACGATGTTTTAGGTCAGGTTCAAAGAAAGTTGGACAATATTTCAGAGACAAAATCTCGAAGGAATATAGTGTCAATGTTGAGGGAACTGACTTTACTTTGTGTTTTTTGACTGGTGGCGGATCCATGAAGGACATGCGGAAATTTTTACCAACATCCTCTATGTTGTCAAAGTCACCGGCAAAATTTGTCACGCGGGAAATTTTGGATTCTGACATGATGGTAATTCCTACATTGTACAAGGGAAGTGGCATTGTATCGCATTCTAAGATGTCATTTCAGGGAGGTTACTACGATTTGCCAATTGAAACGAAGAAAGGCATGTGTATGTCACCTGTGGTGTCGGATTCAAGAGGTTCAACCATCTTGGGTTTCCACTTAGGCGGAAAGGGTCAAAAAGGCGGTTGTGGCACGTTGACACAAGGCATGGTGAATGATGCGCTAATGCGTTTGAGCTCAGTTGATGGAGTAGTACTTTCCGCTTCGGCAGGTGTTTTCGAAACACATATGGGTGATTTTCCCAATGAGACTTTTGGAAAACCTATTTTGACGTCAACAGACATTCACTACAAAAGCGCAACTCGTTTTCTTGAGGATGGAGCTTGCATCGATGTGTACGGCGAAACCACAGGTAGAGCCACTCCACATAGCAATGTTACAGATACTCTTATTTCGCCAGTAGTTGAAGAAGTTTTCGGAGTTCCTCAGCAATGGGGACCTCCAAAAATGAGAGGCAAAGGAAGATATCCCTATCAAGCCACATTGGTTCATTCAGCAAATCCAAGCTTGCCTATTGGAGGCATATTGAGCAGGGCAGTGGGGTGCTATAAGCGAATTACAGAAGACATTTGTGCACGATTGCCAGAATTGTTTCATTGCTCTCCATTATGTGACGTATCCACTGTTAGTGGCTTGAAAGGAGTTCGTTTCATTGACCCTATGAATACTAAGACATCTCCTGGTTTCCCGCTGTCGGGTGCTAAGAAGAAACTGTTGGTTGACTTGGACCCAGATGATTATCCGCACATTGGATGTCCGCGAACGTTTATTGACGAAGTGTGGGATGAATACCATCATATGGTCGACATTTTGAAATCTGGAAAAAGGTGTTATTCGATTTGGAAGTCGTGTTTGAAGGACGAAGCCACTGCATTGTCAAAAGATAAAGTCCGTGTTTTCCAGAGCGCCCCATTGGTAATTCAATTGTTAATTCGGAAATACTTTTTACCGGTTGTGCGCATTATTCAAATGAATCCAGTTTTATATGAGTGTGCAGTTGGTGTTAATGCAGAAGGGCTTGAATGGGAAGAATTATGGGACAAGGCTATGGCTCAAGGGTCGGACCGTGTATTGGCAGGCGATTATAGTAAGTATGATGTACGCATGCCTGCGCAAGTAACCATAGCGGCGTTTGACGTTTTGCTTCATATTGCCTCCTTATGTAAATACACTTCAGAAGATTTGCATGTCATGCGGATGGCGGTTAACGAAGTGGTATATCCCATTATGGCTTATAACGGCGACTTGTTACAGTTGTTTGGGACGAATTTATTGGGCCAGAATTTAACTGTGATTATTAACTCCGTCGTCAATTCTTTATTGCTGAGGGGCTGTTTTTACAGCAAATATCCTACACTAGAATTCAAGGAGGAGTGTTCGTTTATCACATACGGAGATGATGTTGTTGGTACAGTCTCCGAAAAGTGCCCATTGTTTACGCACATAACTTACGCGGAGTGGTTGGACCAGTTCGACATGAAATTTACTATGCCGGATAAGGAAGCTATTCCGGTTCCTTACATGAAAGAGTCAGAAGTGGATTTTCTGAAAAGGAAAAGCGCGTTTAATCCAGATTTGGGAAGGAAAGTTGGTCTTTTTTCAGAAAATTCGATTTTTAAGAGGCTTCATTCTCATATTTTGTCAGGGGAACTTACAAAAGAGATGCATAGTGCTCAAAACATAGAAAGCTCTCTACATGATTGGTTTTATTATGGTAGAGAAGTTTTCGAACGCCGAAGGAAACAGCTGAAGGAGGCCGCCACAAGAAGCGGCATATCTCACTTGTGTGCAGCACTAGATGTTGGATATGATGAGAGAGTCGCCAAGTGGCGGTGGAAATACCTTGGAGAGGGAGAAGAACCTCTAGCTCCTGAGGCAACTCTCATTTCTTAGGAGGTGAGTTTGAACTTGTAAATAATATACATATATAGCCAGTGCCAACCTGGCTTCTACGGAGTAGCAAAGTTGGTGTGTATAATTGGATACCAGGATTTACATGTTTTTGTAATATTTTGCATGTTTGTTTTAGGCTTTGTACATATTGGCACATCCCTCGTGATGTACTTCTTTTTAGAAGAGGATTTCGCCAGTCCACGTAAATATTTCCACTCTCGGGTTTGAGCAGGCCTGAGAGATTGTAAATACCGCTTACTACATATAATAATAATACATATAATACATACAATAAAAATAATAAAAAGATAAAAAGAAATATTGAGGAGGAGAAACATTATCCATCTGCATTTGAGATTTTGTCTGATTTGCCCAGATATGGCTTTACCAATGATGATTTTGGACGACTGAGCAAATTGTTTGGCAATGACTGGTCACAGCGAGTAAGTGTGCTGGAAGGAAGACCAATATCACGGTCAGTAGTTGATTTCAGTGATGATCTAACATTGGAATGTCAAAGCGGACAGACGCATGATGCAAAAATTTTCAGTGCAGAAACAAAAGCTAAATATGA